GCAGCCATCTTACCTGTAAGGTCTAAACCACGTTCTGTCATCTCTTTACCTTCACGTTCAACCATCTTGTCCTTAGTGTGACCTAAGATAATGAGGGTATCACATATTTTCTCAAGAGAATTGAGAACTTGTGTTAGAGCCATACGAGTATAACGATAACCTGCACCGTTAGGGAGTGTAGTAACATCGTCACCAACCCAATTACGACCCATAGGTGTATCTTTATACATCTTGTTGGCAAGCGGAAGAACAACATCTTCTAAGGCAGTTACTGTATCTATTGCGATATACTTGTAGACATAGCCTTTGTTAGCGTTATTTGCTTCTGCAATTTTGTTTATAATCTCTTTTAATGCAATTATTGGTAATTTATTTTGAGCTCTGGCTTCCTTGACAACGTCAATCTTTAAGGCATTGACAAAGTCAGTACCTTCTTCTAAATCTAATATTAGGCAATTTTCTAGCGCAGACACTACTGTGGTTTTACCCATCTTAGGTTGGCTAAATATTACCATAGACTTAGGATTTATTCTAGAAGCCTTTACTTTTACTTTTGGTAATTCTATCATTAATTTTTTGTTCTTTCCAGCATTTTTACTTTAATACCAGGATAAGAAGCATAATTCTCGATAATAATATCAGCAATTTCAATAGAACCAAACAGTGTAGTAAGGTTGATTTCCTTCTCATTGTACTGTTGAATTAACTTCTTGAAATTCTTGCTAATAGTTACTATAGGAGAGCTGTACTTATTGACATCACGACCCAATTGTTCATCTACGGATGCAAAAGAATTATCATATAAATGAACATTTCTTAAACTTCCTCTAAGATTCATTGGATGGTAGCCAGTAATCTCGCCCAGTATTATCATTAATAAAGCATAAGACGCGATATTAAAAGGTAACCCTAGAAATGTATCAACACTTCTCTGGTCCCATATTAAATCAAATCCTATCGTTTTTTGGCATTTACTGCCACAATAAATAGATTCAGACTCAGAACATTCACATTTAGTAGGTGCTATAGGATAACACATAATCTGAAAATTAAAATGACAAGGCGGTAAAGCCATTTCATTTAATTCTGCTGGATTCCATGCTGTAACTATATGGTCTGTACTATATGGTGATTTTTTTAATCCATCAATAAGATGCTCCATTTGGTCTAATCCTCCATAAGTATCCCAAGTTTCATACTCAGGATCCCATTGAGGTTCATCACCCCAATTCCTCCATTGAGCACCATATACTCTATCTAAATCCCCTATAGTTTGGACATTACCTATTTCTTCTAACCAATCATCATATTCTAAATGAATATTAGGGTATTGTTTTAAATAATAACTATAAGCATCCTTATTCCAAATATTAATACCATTATCTATAAGATACTTAATATTAGTATCACCTCTTAAAAACCATATTAGTTCTCCTACAACACCTCTCCAATATAACTTTTTAGTAGTTATAGCTGGAAACCCTTGTGCCATACTATGAAAGAAATCAGCATAAGGAACTTGTTTCCTAAATACTTCCATTCTTTTTGGGTCTTCATACATTATACCATGTTCTTTTAATGCTATTAAAAGTTTATGATACGTATTATCTATTCTCGCCATTTTCTAAATTTTTATCAATGTACCTATCGTCCATATCCTTTCTAAAAAGAACCATGTAAGATAAAAACATTGCGTTACATAAAATATGACCTATGTGGCTTAATTTACTTTCTTGGTGATTGTTTTCTCCTTGCATAAAAGCATATAGATGTCGTTGCAAACTTTCGCATATTTCTGTGTATTTGAGTCCTTTAACCCAATTCCAAGAATCATACTTTGCTGCACCAAACATTAATACTTCTACCATTGGTGCTAGTGCGTGCCAAGACACTAATGACCATTTTAATTTACCTGTGTTGTATCTACTTGCGTTTTTCAAAATATATATTTTATTTTATTCCTAAGCATTTTTCCTCATATTATTAAGAAATGTGTAAACTTTTTGCATTCCTTCCTGATCATCAGATTTAGGAAGTTCTTGAAAATAATTTACAGCCCCATCAAAATAAACAGGGCAAGTAGTACCACCACCACCTTCACGACCTCCTAGAATTTCTAAAAATCTGATATTGTCCTTAAAGAACATAGTATCATAACCAAAGTATTCTTTAATTTCGTGTCTAAACGGACTAAAAAGACCAAGTATAACATTTGCATCACGCTGAGTTAGCTTGCAGTCTCCTAGACCATCCATTGTGGGTTTTAATCTACCTACTTTCATATTTTCTACACTCTCTTGTGCAGAAGCTTGTTGTTGCACTACAACAGGTATATAATTATATTTATTACGGAGTCTGATTAAATAATCAGAAGATAATTTGACTATTGACTCATGAAGACTCATTTGTCTACCGCCAGATCTCTCCTGTGCTATAAGACTAATATGATCGATGAATACCATTACGTATTCTTCTGGATCATTAGGCTCATACCAATCATCTATTTCAGTTAACTCTCCCTTAATATTTATTGTTTTAGTATGTTGAGTGCCATTTGATTGGGCATAATCTCTAACAAACTTAAATATTCCTGTAGGATTTCTAATATCATCTACAAATTCAACTATTTCTTCAATTTTTTTGAAATAATCTTCGTATTTTGCAATGATTTCTAAATATTCTTCACTAAGTATTTTATCTGCTTTAGTAGATCTCAAATCTTTAGGAGCAATACGTATACCTTCTTTAATATATAATATATTAGAGAACGCAGCACGCATTTTTTCCTCTTTTGACATTTCTAAAGTGAAATAAAATATCTTTAGCTTGATATTTAGGTCTTGATCAATTACTCTTTGAACAGTATTATACAAAAATAGCCAATCAGCTATTTGAGTTTTCAATTTTGTTACCCAACGACAGCTACTTCTCTTCTAATTAACGCATCACGAGAAGGTGAAATACCATGACGTTTATAATATGCTTTTAATCTTGAAAGATCATCTACATATAATTGGTCCCATAGGTTTTCCAAATATCTCATTGTGTATTTTCCATCACACCATTTTTTCTTATAAGTAACACTGTCTCTACTATGATTAAAGTCTACCATACTATAAGAACTATACTTATAAGCAGCGCCATATTTTAGTTTAAAAAATACAACTTTATAAATGTCAGGACATAAATTACCTATAAATTTATTATTAGGATCTCCTAATACTCTCATTAATTGAAGTTCTGTTACTCCTCTTCTTCTATATCTTTTAAATAAATCTCCAAAACTTCTACGAGCCTTAATTAATGATGGGTCGTCTATTTCGTACTTAAATAAAGGACTTTTAGTAAAAAAATGGTTATTCTTATAAGGTCCTGAGCAGCTGCAAAGCTCGTCTAATTCGTTTAATAATTCTTTGTCTGTCATTTTTGTTGGGATCTTGTTTAAATAGTCTAAAACTATTTGTCTTTGTACTAATTTCCAGCCATTATGCAGTAACTCTAACATTACTGCACAATACTTTTTATAAATAAATTTTAACATAAATATATTTTAGCTATAAACTATTATTAAGATTCTATATGTCACCATATAGTTCGGACTATCTCATCAACCTAATAAACGCAGTCACCATGACAACCAATCTGAGATTGATTAGCACAGTTACAATTTTTACTAGGTTGTTCCTTGTTAGTCTCTACACCGTTTTGTTTATGAAGTTTTGATATTAAAGCAATTGCTCTTTGACATAAATCAGGAGTTGCTCCATAATATTGAGCATTATCTAAATCTAATATAATATCATTTACTTCATCATCAAGTGACGGCACGGGATTGTCTTTAAAATTTTTCATTCTCGTCTTTTAAATGATTTGTATAATTGTGTAATTTGTTCTGCAGTCATTTCTCCGTCAAAGGTTTTACCTAAAATTGTTTTAATAAAATTAATACTTTTCACAGTAGACATAGTTGGACTTACTGCTTTTAAAGTTTCTAATTTAATTTTAGGTATTTCTTTTAATTTGGGAGAAATTATACATCCTCTATGACAAGGAAAATGATTGCTGTTAAATCTGCCATAAACCCCAAATATAGTTGAAACCATATTTAGTAAAACAAATTTATTTTCATTGGGGTATGCCTTTTTAAACTGATTATACCAAGGTATAATTTTATAAAAAGCGTCATAATCTGTTTGACCATAACATTCCCCAAGTTTACCATATCCTTCCCAAAGGTAACGTATATACATGCCAAATAGAGTTTTTACATATCTTTGACTCGCCATTCTAGCAGTATCTATCCAAAGCTCTTCTTTGTCTTTGTAATATCGGTATGTAAATTCAAACCCCATACTTTTTAAATCTTTAAGAAATTGTATTTTCTCAGCAACTGTATAAGGTTCTTTATCATCTTCAATTATGATAATCTGTCTAATACTAGGTTTATTTGTGTTTATATTAAATTCTCTAAAACACATGTAATCTCTAGTTATTGTGTCATCAACTTTGTAAGAACAACTTCTTGCCATATTACAAATTTTTAATCATTAATGTTAAGGCTCCTGTTTCAGGATAACCTTTGCGACGTGGAAACTTATGAACTGGTAAAAATCCTAGTTTTTTAAGGTTAGATAATAATTTATCTTCCCCTGGACTAACTACAGTAAATACTGCAGTTTGACCGTTACCTGTGGTAACTCCAACTTCTACATTAGATTTCATTTCGTGTGTCAATTTATCTAATCTAGTTTGAATAGCACTAATTGGAGTATGATTATGTACTCTACTTAGTTGGCATAACGCACAACAATCTGTAGTAGTTTTTACTATACTCAAATTTGCTATCATTTCTTCAATTGTTTCCATTTTTAATTTTTTTTAAAGGGTTCCCCCGTTAGCTTAATTCTTTTTTTGCTGTTTCAATGCGCTTAATAAATTTTTCGTCTCGTGCCCTAGATTTTACTACTTCTGGGGTAACGTCACTAGACTTAAATTCTTTGTAACTTGTAAAAAATGTTGCTACATAAGTTAAACCGCTATCTTCTAGTGCTCCAGCTGAATAACCAATAGGAATAATACTAAGATCAATTAACTCAAACTCTTGTTTTAAACGCTCAAGAAAAGTTGCTCTACTTAGATTTACTACAAAAACCAGTTTTTTTACTGCTTTAAATAATTCATGCATTCGTTCTATTGTAAGTGCTGGAGACGACTCCATACAATTACCTATATCACTAACTGCACACATTTTACAATTACCTCCTAATGTGGAGTAATGTAAAGTGCCATACCCACCTTTTACTCTTATACGGAAAGATTCTCCTCTAGCAGTGATCTTTTCGTCTTCTCTTATTTGTGTAGTTGTCATTTTTTACTGTTATTAAATTAAACCTCTATTTCTAGAATTCGGAATTTTTCGACATACATTACTGTATGAAGGGGCAAATTCTACCCACTTTACTGTTCGCAGTAATTAAATAATACTTGCCTTTCTCAATGCCAGGCAATTCATTTTCAAAACGAGGAAAACCCCATGGAATGCAATTAATTTTGCCTTCCAAGAGTCTCTCACGTCTCATAATCAAGTCTTCATAAACTCTTTTATATAAACTCATAATCTTAATTTAAGGACGATGTCCAATTTTCGGGAGTATATTCATCAATTTCATCTATAAATGCAGACAGTCGTGAAGATTCTTCTCTGTTATT